CTATATTGCAAAATTTGGAGCTACTTTTGATAACGGAGCAAGTGGATCTATGGAGTATTTTACTTCACTAACAGCTAAGAATTATTTTGATAATGGAGGTACAACTTTATTAGTAACTAGAATTACTCATGCTGGAACCGGATCATCAACTTTAGAAAGATTCTCATCAGCAAGTGTTTCTTTAACTAGTTTTGAAGCAACTTCTTCTATGAGTGTTGCTGGGTTACATAAAGATGATGGTGGTTTATCAACAACATTTTTCTTATTAACTGGCTCGGCTGATGGAACTACTGCTACATCTTTTGGTAAATTCATAATGACAGGTAGTACTACTCAAGTAGATGCTGCTCCTATCTATTATGTTACTACCGGATCTACTGCTGCTGACACAACAACAAATATTGTAACTAAAATTAATTCATTACAATCTTCATTCAGTATTATTGCTGCATCTTCTACAACAGATTTATCAGTAACAGCTAGTTTATCTTATAGTAAAATAATAGGTAATTCATTTAAAATAGTATCATCAAGTATAACTAGATCTCTTACTGGTGGTCTAGATGGTGCTGAATGTTTTGAACTAGAAACTTTAGCTTGGGGATCTCAAATGAACAATTCAGGTTCAATCTTATCTTCAGGAGCTTTAGTAACTGGTAGTGCTACTAATGTTCGTTGGCAAGTACAAAACGTAAATAACACTTTAGGTACATTTACACTAATTATTAGAAGTGGTAATGATACGGATGCTCAACCAAATGTTCTTGAAACTTGGATTAATTTATCTTTAGATGTAAATCAACCCAACTATATAGGCCGAGTATTAGGAAACACTAAACCAGTGTACACCTATTCAATAGCTGATGGTCAGGGATATATTGATTATGTAGGTGATTTTCCCAATTCTTCTAGATATGTTAGATTAGCAAATATACCTCAAGCACAATTTGGTACATTTGATAATAATGGTCTTTACAATGCTGCCGCCTTTAGTGGAAGTTTACCATCTAATGGAAGTGGACCTTTAGCAGGTGCTTTTAGTGGAGGTGCTGTAGATACTACATTACCAAGATTCATGTACGAAAACATAGTTTCAGGTGTAACAAATGCCCAAGGATTTACAACAGCAGATTACTTCCCAGCAATCAATTTATTAAACAATTCAGATGAATATCAATTTAATATATTAATGACTCCTGGTTTATTTTTAGCAGGAGGAAATTCAAATATTAATATTGGTGCTAATGGTGCTGATCCAATCGCATTATGTGAAGCTAGAGCAGATGCTTTAGCAATAGTTGATCCTCTCCCTTATGGTGGATCTGTTACAGGTGCTAAAACAGCAGCAAATGCTTCTAACTCTAGTTATGGAGCAGCATATTGGCCATGGTGTCAAGTATTCAGCTCAGCAATGGGTAAACTAGTATGGGTGCCCGCATCTGTATTAATGGGTGGTGTATTTGCGTTTACAGACCAAGTATCAGCTCCATGGTTCGCTCCAGCAGGTATTACTAGAGGTGGTATTCCAAATGTAATAAAAGTTGAAAGAAAATTATCATTAACAGATAGAAATAATTTATATTTAGATAATATAAATCCACTAGCAACTTTCCCGGCAAATGGCGTAGTAGTATTTGGTCAGAAAACATTACAACAAAAAGCAACAGCTTTAGATAGAGTAAATGTTAGAAGATTATTAATAGCTTTAAAAGGATTTATTGGAGGCATTGCTCGTTCACTAGTATTTGAACAAAACACAGCAACCACAAGAAATAATTTCCTAAGCCAAATAAACCCATATTTAAACTCAGTAGTTCAAAGACAAGGTTTATATGCGTTTAAAGTAGTAATAGATGAATCAAACAACACACCAACTGTTATAGATAGAAACCAATTAATAGGTCAAATTTATATTCAACCAACTAAAACAGCAGAATATATCATCCTAGACTTTACAGTTTTACCAACAGGAGTATCATTCCCATAAGGAAATAATATTTATAATAAACAATTAATAAATACAACATAACATGCCTATATTAAACGCAAACGAAATAATGTTTACTCAATTTGAGCCTAAAACACCAAATAGGTTTATAATGACTGTAAATGGTATCCCAGCATATATTATTAAAGGAGTAAGTGCTATAACTTTTGATGATGGGGAGATTATATTAGATCATATTAACACCTATAGAAAAATCCGTAGTGGAAAAAGAATATGGGGTGATATAACTTTTACTTTATTCGATCCAATTGCCCCATCTGGTGCACAGGTAGTAATGGAATGGGCTCGTTTAGCATATGAATCAATTACTGGTAGAGCAGGTTACTCAGATTTCTATAAAAAAGATATTTATTTCCAAGTCTTAGGACCAGTAGGAGATGTAGTTTCAGAATGGGTCATTATGGGTGCCTTTATTAAAACAGCAAACTTTGATGATTATGATTGGTCAACATATACAGAAGCAGTTAATCTTACTTTAACAATCGGTATGGATTATTGCATCTTAAATTACTAATATTAGTAAAAAAGAATAATTAAAAGTAACCCACATTTATTGTGGGTTTCTTTGATTTTTGATATATTTATATATGATATTAATTAAAATAAGTTTATGACAGATTTAAAAATTCCAACGGAAATAGTTACATTGCCTTCAAAAGGTCTTGTTTATCCTGAAACATCTTTATTAGCTAAGGGAGAAATTGAAATGCGTTATATGAGCGCTAGAGATGAAGATATCCTAACTAATATTAACTTTATCAAACAGGGAACTGCTATTGATAAATTATTAAAATCACTTATAATAACACCAATTGATATTGATGAATTAATTGTAGGTGATAAGAATGCAGTTTTATTTGCTGCTCGTATTTTAGGATACGGAAAAGACTATTCATTTAAGTTTAAAAATGAATCAACAAATAAAGAAGATGAATATACTTTAGATTTAACTACATTAAAGGAAAAAAATCTAGATGAAAATTTATTTCAACCTGGTAAAAATGAGTTTATCTTTGAACTACCTAAATCATCTAATATTGTAACTTTTAAATTTTTAACAGGTAAAGATGAAAAGTTAATAGACGCGGAAATTAAAGGACTTCAAAAAATTGACGCAAACGGGTCATTTGATAATACTACGCGTTTAAAACACATGATAATCGCAGTTAACGGCAAATTTGATCGGGTTTCAATTAATGATTTCGTTGATAATTTTCTTCTTGCACCTGACTCTAGAGCATTAAAAAAATACTATGCTGAGATATCTCCAGACATTGAAACCACAGTAACTCTAGATAAAGATGGATACGTTCAGGAGGGCGTAACTATCCCTATTGGGATTAGCTTTTTTTGGCCTGACGCCTAGATATAGAGAATATCTATTTTCTAGAATACATGAAATTTGTTTTTATGGGCAAGGAGGGTATGATTGGGAAACCATTTATAACATGCCTATCTCACATCGTGACTTTATTTACAATAAAATAAGGGAACATTATGAAAAACAAAACACAGAGGCTGAAAAACAACAGAAATCAATGAAATCTAAAACAGCAGCAACTGCTAAACCTCCACTAAATCCAACTTACACAGCAAAAGCCCCACGAAAGTAGGGCTTTTAATATTTATCTATATAATATACTTTTATGGCAACCGATGTAAATAATGATGAATTAAATGAATATAATGATTCTCTAAGAGACTCCGTTAACTATTCTAAACAACTCTCAGATAATATTTTGGCTTTAGCTAAAAGGATGGCTAGTCTAACTTTAGAAGAACGCAGATCTAGATCAGCATTGGCTGATATTAATAAAAGTATAAAAGATACATTAAAATTATCTGATAAATTAGTTCAGGGAAAATTAAAACAAAAAGACATTGATACCCAAATTAAAAAACTTCAAGATGATTATTCTACTTATATAAATGAAACTGTAAATGGTATTAACAATATTAATGATCTTTACCAAAAACAGATAATTTTAAATAATAAATTAGACTTACAAGCTCAAAAACGCCTCACTTTAAACCAGGATATAGCATCCTTGTTGAGTCAACATAATATTATATCGCAACAACTTAATGCTATTAGTTCAAACCCCGCTCAAGCAAATCAAGCTGCTCTATTGCGAGATCAACTTAAAGATGTTAACAATGAGTTAAATATAAAAGAAAAACAATTAAATATTAGTGATAAATTAACTAAAGAGCTAGATGATCAACTAGGTAAAGTAGATAGAGCATTAGAAGGTCATGAAAGATTATTAGAAATATATACACTTGAATTAAAAAAAGCTGAAGCAATAAGAGAAGAACTTGAAAAACAAAATGGAGTTTTTGGAAAACTTGGGGAAAAAGCTAAAGACTTTGCTAGCTCTTTTGACGATGTTAAAAAATTACTTAGCCCATTATCAGCAATATTTGAATCCATTAAAAAAATTGCATTTGCTGCTTCAGATCAAGTAACAAGAATACAAAGAGGTTTAGTTGTAAGTAGAGAGGAAGCATACGCTTTAAGACAAGGATTCGCAGACGCAGCTGTTGCTTCTGGAGATATAGCAATTA